CATGCTAGCGGCAACTTCAAACATGCGAGCACTATAACGTGCTTCTACATTCATTCCTAAGTCCATTATGTCATCGTATGCTTCTGTAGCTTTCTTAGCTAGTTCGTCTAGTTCAGCATCGCCGGCATCGCCTAGACCTTTGACTAAGGGCAATGCCGCTGAGATTTTATCAAATTCACTGATATTTCGCAATAACGGGGCGGCATCAGCTTTGGCGGCTGCTTTCTCATCCTGCTTAACAATTTTCTTGCTTTCAGGTAAATTAAGGATTTCTTCAAGTCTTTTTGTCATAATACTACTTATGCTTATACTTGGCTGAAGATATCATTTTCGTTAAGTATACGGAACTTGATACCCTGTTGCTTACACCATATATTAGCACTAGCCCACTTGGCTTGATTCTTAATGTACTGTGCTTGATTATATTTGTTCTTGCCCACACGCTCAAGTATACTTTGACTTGCAGGTTTTATCTCAATCAGTTCAGTGTGTATTTGATTTTTCTTATCCACATACTGTATGAAAAAATCAGGCACATAAACTGTTTGTCGGCCAGTAAGCGGATCTCTGTAGGGTATTTGAACAGCTTCACTAGCCCATTTCTGCACACTGGGATTAGTATCGCAAAATTTCATAAAACTCCACTCCCAGCTTGATCGATACGTTGGAACTTTGGTACCGACATACTTTTCAGGGTGCATTATGGTATACCGACCGCGAGCAAATTTGCTTGCCATGTTATACCAGTATGTTACGGGATTCGTAAGTATCTAATGATGGTGCGATTCGATAGCCTAGTAAACTAGTTTTTTCTCTGTATGAATTTAATACCTGTGCTACAATCTGACTTAGTTGAACGTCAGTTTGTACTTTAAGTGAATCAAGTAATTCAAACACACTAATGTTATCAATGCGGGCTTGATTTAATAATACTATTGATGTTGATCTTGCACTTTCTACATCAAAGTTTCTTTTTAGAAAAAATCCAACTGTAGCGTCAATCTCAGCCGCAGGAAAACTAACTTGATTATTAAAAAATTTATCAAAGAATTGTTTGGTATCAGCTTGTCCTACAGATGCAGGTGATGGTAAGTTAGACATTATTATCCTATATTAATTTTGTTAGCAGTTGTGGTGGTATCTAATGCCACTGATGATTGCGGAAAATTAACTCCCTGTAGCCCGCCAACGTTTTGTGATGTCGACGGACTAGATATGCCCTGTAATCCAGTGGGGTTTACATCTTTGGTATTTTGATAAGCGTTGACAGTGGCTTTTAAATTATTTAAGAAATCTATAGCATTGTTAGTCAGTGTTGATTGATTGGTAAATGTTGGGCTAGCGGATGTTCCTGTAGTAGAACCGGATAATGGACTTGGTGCTTTATCGTAATGTGTTTGTGCAAATCCTTCAACCCCGCCATCATCTACCATTCCTGATTCATAACTGATTGCTTCACACTGTACCGTCATTGAAATTTCGTGAGTTTTAGTACTTTCGTAATTGACTTTACCCATTTCCATTTTTGTAATCAATGGATTGACCAATTTATAACCAATATACTCATGTCTAGCCATTTGATATATTTTAATATAATTGAAAAACGGACTTGTACTAGAATTATCGAAACCGTAATTAGTAGTTATAAAATCGCTACTACGTGTCGCTGTTTTATTATATGCGCCTACTTTATTAGCAGAAGCACTGTCAGCATAATAATAACTATAGTAGTTTTGCCACAGCTGATTAATTACTCCCATGTTGTCATCATGGAACTTTATAACAATAGCATTAGGAGTTGCTTTGGTCTGTATCACTCTTTTTCTATTATATTGATTTACTAGTTTAGATTCAATAACAAATCCTGGCAAATCAACATTTTTGACCAGCATGCCAATTTCGTTGGCGTGTCGTTGTGCTAGATCAATCGTTCGCAATGCACTTGTATTTAAACTGAATGCCACGTGGAATTGAAAATCAAGTTTGGGCGCAAGGCGGAACTGATCGTCAACAAATAGTCGACTTGCGTGACGCTGATCTCGCAATAATACATGCGGGTCAGATGATAATTGATTTGTAGGAGTGAATGCCATACTATTATTTATTAGATCGTATTAAATACGTAGTTAATGATTAATCAATAAAAAACCCACCGAAGTGGGTTTTTATTATTGTGCGCCGTTAGTAAGCATAGTGCCGCCGCCAGTACGTGGAAATCCTTGAGTACCGATACCTGCATTTTTGCCAACTTGTATACAGTTGTCCGGAAATATTATAAGAGTAATATCCATTGGAGTCTGTGTTGAATACTTTAAATCACCCCAGGCAGTGTCTTGGACATAGCATCCGTAACATTCCCAAGTTTCAAGTACTCCGACATTTGTTCCGTTACCACCGTCTAGAATTTCGATACGCATGGTAAACTTATAGTCACCTGCTGCCGCTGCCGAACTTTGTTCAAAGTAATCAAATTGTTTCTGATTCTGCTCACCCACTAGTTTGCTAACATTGCCGCTGACATCATCACGTAGTTTAAGTGTAATTGAACCCCATTTTGGGCGGCCTGCATAGTTAATCGTTGAGTTATAAACTTGAATAGTTTGATTTTCTAATGTAAGTTTTGGACGGGCCGCATCACTAACCTGTTTAGTAAGTTCTGTCGTGCTTCCGCTAACGCCAAAGTTTTCAAAGCTAACTCTGAAACGATAGCTTAGTTTTGGCATTAACATACCCTGTGTAGTACCATCTTTTAGTGGTACTGTAAATCTTGATAAAGCTGCGATTGACATTTATATTCTCCTAATTATTTGCCGCCAAGGCCTTTGATTTCACCGGTGTTTTTCAAGCGTAGTGGAATGTAAATAAATTCAACTGCTTTAACTGGTTCAATCGCAATGTCTAGGTAAAGCTCGCTACGATCAATTCTCGATGGTGTATTATTGCTTGAATCGCAAACTACTAGGAAGTCATAAATTGCACGTTGACCAACTAGTTCTAGTAATAAACTTTCAGCAGCCTGCTTGATTTCATTACGAGTTTGTGTATCATTTGGTTCAAATATGTATGGCTTAGCTAGCTGTAACAGCTGACGACGCAAGTGGATTACCAAACGTGCCACGTTAATACGATCTAAACTACTAGCAGTTAGTTGACGGGTCATTTGACCGTAGTTAACTAGGCCTGTACCTGTAATATATGTAATTGGATTTACATGTACTGTTGGAGATTGTAGTGTATCACGTTGTCCTGTATTCAATGCAACTGAATTAAATTCACCGGTCATTGAGTCAATGTAACCAACTGAGCTGGCATTGGTAATACCACCTCGGCGTGTTCCAGCTGGTGCAAACCATGGATAGCTAACATTATCGCTTAGTGCAATAGTGCGTAGCATCATGTGGCTTGGTGGAACAACAACATTGTTGCCTAGCAAATCTGTTGTATAACCCCATGGATAGAAAACAGCTAGATGTGGGTCAGTTGTTAATAATCCAGTATCACCGTTGTCTAATGCTCCTGCGGTATTTGCACCCCAATTGCTTAGTGTGGTAGCATCTGGTGTTAAACGTGCTGGTGTATCGCCAACGATAAATGCTGTTAATCCGCGATCATAATTCAAACCAACTAGTGGTTGTAGTGTCTCTATATAACCTGGGCAAGCTAACAAGTTAAACACACGTGACTCTTCATCACGAATTTGTTGGTTGCCATTAATCAATGCAACCAGTGCTTGTAGTACAACCTTGCGTTGTGACTTGCGTCCAAATGTACCAGCACCGTTTTCTTGGTTAGCGGCGTTGCTAATCCAACGATGTGGATAATAGCTAGTCATTAATTCATCTGCTTTACGATGATTTTTAGCTGTAACATCCACATAGTTTTGTGCAAACTTCAATACGTTGAATCCTGAACGACGTAGGTTCCATAACAACATACCTTTTGGATATAGTGCAGGATCCGGTGCGTCAAAGTCTAAGAAGTTACTTGACAATAATGATACGATTGAAGCGGCTGTACCTGTTTCTGTACCAACACCTGGACCAGTTGTCCAACGTGCATCGTGGAATAAAATTCCAGTTTGTGATGTTTGATCTGTATTATCAACCAATACCCATTTCTTAGTCAAATAGTTATACTTGTAAATTAGTGGATAGTTTTCTAAATCTGCTGTGCTGATCCACAAGTCACCGTGTGCTAATGGTGTTCCATCGCTTTGTACAGTTGGTTGAGTAGCACTGACAATCGGACCGGCTGGATCTGTACTTGTGCCGCCGACTGCATTTTGTGTATAGTTTAAGTAGCCAACCCATGCACTACCATTGTGTACCATGATATCCACTTCATCAATCGTGCTGTTATACCATAATATTCCGTCTTCTGGAATTGTAGTCGGTGGTGTTTGTGACGCTGGGGCAAAGCCAAGACTAGCAACAGTTGACGTCCATAGACTAGCAACATACTTGTTAGCGGCACCAGTCGGATCAGCAGATAAGTTTGCAGTTGTAGCTATCGAGAATATCTTAGCGAGTGGAAGATTAGTTCCATCAACAAATCTAATACTACCGCCTGTTGCGTGAGTAATTGTAATGCTGTTATTAGAAGCATTGAGTGAAGCAGTAACTTGACTGCTAACCATGGCTACTTGAATTGCTGCCAACAGTGTTGCGGCGTCTGCTGCCGTACTTGCTGCCGTAAACGATACTGTCACTGCTGAAGATAAACTTGCACTTCCTGGAACTGTAGCAGATATTGTAAAACTATTAACGCCTGCTGTAAATGTACCAGTTGTAATTGCACTAGAAATAATATTTGTTGCACCTACTCCGCTACGTCCGTAAATCTTAAAAGTAGCGTATGGAGTTGCACCTTCATCATCATTATATTTTACATATAATTGTCCCAGAGCTAAATTAATGCCGCCACCTACTGGATCAAGTCCGTATAACGCGGCTTGTGGGGTTGCATATAGTGGTGCTGTTTTTTCAATCCATGAACTAGTTGCATCGTTATATTTTTTAATAATCCAACTTGCACCTAAGTTTGCATTTGTTGTTTTAACCCAGATGCTACCTGTAGGATATGCTGTTGCACCACCTGTACTTGTAGATCCGTAAGCAGTTCCATCAGCAGTTGAATAGCTAGGCACAGTATAATGTGGAGATAGTGTAATTACCGGTGCGCGATATGTAATAGTTTGTAAACCAACTTTAGCAACTGTTGTTCCTGAAATAACAACATCAACTCCAGTTGAGTAAATTTCTAGTTTACTATTAATTACAGCTGATGTAACACCTGAAATTGCGGCTGCATTGATTGCAGTAACTAAAGCTGCCAATGTTGTAGAACCTGTAACAGTAGAACCATTAATAACAATGCTATCTCCACTTAGTAGTGTTGGAGAAGAAATTGTTCCTTGCGCGGCCGGCCAGCTTGCTTTCCAAGCTGTGCTACCTACTGCAACCCATGTACCAGCGGCAGTGTCTGTTGCATACTTTTTATACCATAGTTTGTTTAATGTTGTAACTGCTACTAGTGCATAGTCACCAACTGAACCTACGCTTGCTAGCGGAGCATAGTTACTTACACCGGTTGTCTGGGTGCTGTCAGTAATTACTGTAACTTTTTCTGACATAAATGATTGACCGTCAGTTACAGTAGCGGCTGCGCCATTCCATTCAAAGATACCTAATTTAGTATCTGCTGTATCAAACCAATATGTACCGTCTGCTGGTGGACTTGTTGGAGCATCTGCTTTTCCGCTTAACTGACCTAGATCTAAATCAGCACGTACTACATAAGCACGATTACTTACTCCTAGGAAGCTGTACGCCGCTTCTAGACCGTATTCGTTTTGTTCGCCTGCGTGTACAGGATTATTATTAGCATCAGTTTTAAATACTGGCGTACCAAAAGTATCTGACAGATCTTTTTGGCTTGTCAGCAAGTATACTTTACCTGCATTTGATTTTAATGTGCCGGGTGCTGTACCAGTACCTGCACCATTCTTTTTGTTTTCTGCTGAAGCGACGATAATTAAAGGGGTTGTACCCGGTGCGGCTGGGGTATAGAACGATTCGTCTATAACTGTTACGCTAACGCCTGGTGAACTTAGTTGAGCCATTTTGTAATCTCCATGATGACATGCTGTTCATGTATTTATAGATTAATTACAAATTTGAGCTAGTATACTACCGAAAAAAGGCCGAGAAAAGGCTTAAATAAAATATGAGACCACTTTGTACTTGCGGACGAGCGCCGGTAGCTATTAACTACTACAAAAACAACAAACCCTACTATAGAACACAGTGCGGGGCATGCAGTCGCGGAGTAAAATTACCTCGATGGAAGTCAGCTGGCTATCTACTCAAGAACACTTGCGATAAATGCGGTACAAAGTCACCGAATAAAGAAGTGTTTAATGTATTTCACGTAGACGGCGATTTAAATAACTGCCGCCATGTTAATCTTAAGACAGTGTGTGCAAACTGTCAGCGTGTCCTGCATAAAGAAGGGATTCGTTGGCGCCAAGGTGATCTTGTACCAGACCTTTAACTCGAGCAAACAAATCGTCTATGCTACCGTTGTTATCAAGGACTGTGTCAAACTTGGTTCCTACCCATGCAGTTTCGCTTGCGTGAATTCCTGCTTTTTCTAATTTGCCTCGACTAGTAGCCCAAGCAAAGTTTCCAGTTTCGCCACGATTAGCATTAATTGCATCATCATACCAGTCTGGCTCTGGTCCGCGATGCACACGTATTACAATGCCACCTGCATCTTTAATTGATTTAATTTCGTTGGGAAAACGGCAATCGCTGATAACAATATCGTCAGTGCTGTTGCGTAGTTTATTTTCTAGGCTAGCGATCCAGATATCATCGTGGAATGCACGACGACAAACTTCTGTGCCCCAATATTGCAGTACCCAACGTGGGGTAAGATTAGGCATTTTTAAACGTTCTGCCCACCATGGATCTACTTGTTCGCGCCACTCTCGAGCGGTTTTTGTGCGACCTTCTAGCATTGTTCGATCCCATCCAAATACATGGGCAACTGCATCTTTTAAACTGTTAGCAAACGATTCTCGTCGGAAGCCATGAAAATTAGTAAGATAATCGGCAACTGTATCTTTGCCGGAACCAATAAATCCACATACACCTATAATCATAGCATCTCCTAACGATATGCTAGTATATAACAGTTTTGTTACAAGGTCAAATATTTATTAGCCAATAACAAAGGTCATCGGTGTTCCGCCTGATACTAGTTCAACCAATTCTTTGTCTAGTTTTTCCAATTCAGCATTGCCCGCTGTTTGTAAATCTTTACCGTTTAGTGTTATGCCGCCTGAACCCGGGCCAGCGATGGTAGCAAACTTACTACGTGCTTCGCCTAACATTAGTTTGCATACTGCAAGAGTATAATCACGTAGCCATTGCTTGGCGTAGATGTCTTGCAATATAACCCAGTCAGGGCGGAAATTTTGACTTCTAATTAAAATTTGTTCGCCCTGAGCAAACGGACGTTGAAGGATATTTAAAATATGACTAGTGGGCTTCCACTGAAATTCAATATAGCTGCCAAACATACGTCCTACTAACTTTTGATACCCAGCAAATAATTCATAAGTTGCCAGTCCGCCCATCATACTACCTGACATCAAATAAGTGTTGGTATAGGCTAGATTAAATGGTTCAAATAGCGTTCCGCCTGCGCCGATGCCGCTACGACTACCAATAGCTCTGCGGAACACACTTTGCACACTGATAATTTCATCGGGCAATCTATATTCGTTTTGATCCTGGATTAATTCAAGGAAACTGTAGCTTTCTTCTACAGAGTTCGAACTTCTTTGACGGAAACGATTGATAGCACGATCTAATGCTGTTTCGTAGTGTATAGGGTCTAGTTCTACTTCGATCATGCCGTCGCCGAGCATTTGACGTACATAGTCAAATACCTTGTTACGTTCAATAGTAGAATTAGATTCAGTTGTTAGGGTTTGATCGTCCATATTAAGTCTCCACACATATTTATGCGGCGATAAATATCATATGCCAAGACTTTCACTATATAAACCAGAAAAGGGCCTCGACTATAAA